GACTGCTGGCGCGCGGGCGCGGGTGTGGACGGACTTCCATCCGGTCGAGTCCCCTAAGCGCGCTCAAGCGTTGGGATATTTCGGGTCGGACCAGGCATGGATCGGGGCCTGCCTTGGCCATGGCGAAGCGATGTGGACGCATCGGGACGGCGTTTACAGCTACCGAAACCAGATCGGTGTTCACCGGCAGGATCTGCCGCCGAACGCGAAAGTCGTGTTCTTCCATGGCCAGCACGACCCGTGGGGACCGCGGCCGCAGCAGCAAGTCTGGGTGCGCGAAAACTACCGCTGACCGCCTGATGGATAGCCTTCCGGCTCCGGTGCCGTTATAAGCGAATCGTGCGCGCCATGACGGCGCCTGAAGCGAGGGATGCGGCACCATGGTAGGCACGTCGATTTCCGCCCAGAAGGGGCGTTCTTTTCTCCTGAAGATCGGCAACGGCACGACGCCCGAGACTTACACCCTGGTGTCCGGGCTTCGCGCGACCGACATCACGATCAACGGCAACCCGGTCGATATCACGAACAAGTCGTCGCAGGGCTGGCAGGAATTGCTGCCGGATGCCGGCGTGAAGTCGTGCGATATCAGCGCGTCGGGCATCTATGATTCGAACGACGCCGGCGCGCATCACACGCTGGTGCAGGCCGGTCTTGACGGCGGCACGATCCTGCCGTTCGAAATCGTGTCGAACGCCGGCGACAAGTTCGTCGGATATTGGGCCGTGCAGACCTACAAGCGCAGCGGTCCCTACAACGACGCCGAAACCTTCGATCTGACCCTGAAGTCGCACGGCTACGTCCAGCACGTTCCGGCGCCGTAATGTCGGACGCGCTGCAGGAAATCGAACTCAAGTTCGCCGACAAAACCTATTCGATCCGCCCGGACTTCCGGACGATCGTCGCGGTCGAAGCGGGGCTGGGGCAGTCGTCGCGCGTTCTGGGCATGAAGTGCCTGAACTACGACATCAGCGTCAGCGAAATTGCCGCCATTCTGGTGATCATCCTGAAAGACAAGCCCGGCGCACCGGAACGCGATCAGATCGGCGATCTGGTTATGGACTACGGATTCAATGATCTTCTTCTGCCGTTGGGCATGTTCCTGACGCGCGCGCAGAAGGGCCATCGTGAACATGTGAAGGAGGCGCAGGCGGCGGCCAAAGCAAACCCTTAAGTGACGGCGGTCTATTCGATCCAGAACCATGGATGGAATTCGCGCTGGGGGTGCTGAAGTGGACGCCAGACAGGTTCTGGGCATCGACGTTCTACGAAGTGTCGTGCGCCTATGTCGGCCATAACAAATCGGCGGGAACCGGACGATGGGCGCGCCGGCCGGACGGATGGACGGAAGACGAAATTTCGGCGCATCTGGAAGAAATTGCCGACATGAAGCGGCGCTTCCCCGATGAACCGGTGAAGGGCAAGCGCAAGCGCAAAAATGGACACCGTAATTGATAAACTGACTTTCGCGGTCGACGCCGATCTGGCGCCATATCGCGCGAAGATGGTCGAAGCCGAAGCGCAGGCCCAGCGCACAGGCCGCGCCGTCGCGGCATCGCTTGGCACCCCGCTGAAAGAAACGGCATCGGCTGCGGTGTCCAGCACCGGCGCGATCAAGGGCGCGCTGGGCGAAGTCGAACGGTCGACCAAAAGCCTGCACGGATCGACGGCCACCGCCACCCGCGAATTCCGCGCCCTCTTCGACGAACTGTCGTCGGGCCGCACAAGGCAGACGCCCGGCACCCTGGCGATCATCGCCACCCGCGTCTTCGGAATATCTGGCGCAACGCTGGCGTGGGGCGCCGCCATCGCCGCAATCCCGGCGGCCTTCGCAATCGCTGCGGTCGAATCGGAACGGTCGCTGGCCCGCATCCGCACAGCGCTGGCGCTGACCGGAAATGCATCCGGCATCACCTTCGCGCAGGCCCAGATTGCCGCGGCACAGATCGCCGCTGGCGGCCGGTTTTCCCAGCTTGGTGCACAAGGCGCCGTCGCGTCATTGGCCAGTGGCATGGTGCCAGGCCGCTTCATCCCGCAGGCGGCGACCGCCGGCGCGAACTACGCCCTGGCCACGGGCGAAAAGGAAGAAGCCGTCAATAAGCTGCTGATCGACATGTTCAGCGACCCGGCGAAGACCGCCAGCGAACTGAACCGGCAGATGAATCTGCTGACGGCTGAACAGACACGCCAGGTCGAAGAACTGCAGCGGTCTGGCGAATATGAACGCGCAGCCCAGATCGTTCTTGACACCTTCACCAAGCGCACGACTGACGCTGCGAATTCGGCATCTGCATTCAGCAAAATTCTGAATGCCGCCGAAGTGGCTGTGGGCGGCTTCGTCGGGTTTCTGGGACATGTGGTCAATGCCGGCGCGGCAGCTGCTGTCGCTGGCGGACTTGTGCCCGGCGTGACGCCTGGAAAGCCAACGCCAGCTGGGGACGCGGCTGCAGATGCCCTGCGTCGTCAGGCGGCGCGCGCGATCGGCGATGCGATGGCCGATTCCGACAAGGGTGCCGGATCGTTTCAGCATCATTTGCTCGAGTTGCGCGAAGAACTGAACCGCAGCCAGTTGGCGGTGCGGCTGGCGAAGCAGACGCATTCGTCCCTGACGGACGCCCTGATCAAGCAGCGCGACGTCGCCGCCACTGTCCTGAAGAATACCCTGTCGCCGGCGCAGGAAGCCGAACTGCGGGCCAAGGAACAGCAGCGGATTGATGCCACGGCGCCCAGCCGGCGATCTGCCGTCAGCCAGGCCGTTGAAGCTGAACGCGCCAGGCGCGCCAATCTGGCGAACCCGGCCATGGCGCCCTATGCCGACGCGATCTATCGCGCCCAGATGTCGACCGCGGCTGGCGACCACTACAGCGCCGAAGGAAATCGGCAGGCGAAGAACCTGGCTGCGATGCAGGCCGAAGCGGCAGCCGCGCGGGATCTGGCGCATGCATTCGACATCAGTTCTGCAGCGGCCGAAGAAGCCAGGATCATCGGCGAAGCGCACACCGCTTTTGTGAAGGGCGAAATCAACGACGAAAAGGCTTATGCCGCAGCCTTGCGCGAACGCGCGTTCTGGCAGTCGCAGGCATCGACGGCGCAGAGCATCGAAACGCAGCGGCTGGGCAATATCGGTCTGGCATCGATCGCCGGCGCTGGCGGCAATCCTGCGGCGATCGCTGCGGCGCGGCGCGAAGCCGAAGCGCGGCAGCAGACAGCCGGCGAGTTCGCGCGCGCGGGCACCAATCCGGAATTTCTGGCGAAAGCCAATTCCGATCTGGAAAAGCTGATCGACCAGTTGAAGGTCCGCGATGACCAGAACATCCGCATTGCCACGGCCGCTTCGCTGTTCGGCACCACCCAACAGGTCGGCGCGCTGTCGGCGCGCAGCGCTGCCATGGCTGGCGGCGCAACCCCGGACGATCTTCGGCACCTGGCTGTGGCGCAGAAGGCGTTCGATGAACTGATCACGCTGGGCCTTGATCCCAGCACCCAGGCATTCCGCGATCAGTACAACGCCATCCTGCCGCTGAACGAAAAGCTGTCCGATCTGACCGATCAGATCGACAAGGCCGCGAAGGCTGCGCAGGACTATGCATCGGGCATCACCGGCCCACTGAAGCAATTCCTGACGCAAGGTGGCAATCCGCTGGATGCGGCGGCGCAGGCCGGACAGAACATCCTTGGCACCCTGGTCCAGACACAGATCATCGACCCGCTGCAGGAAAAGCTGACCGGCTTGTTCGGGACGCTGCTTGGCGTTCCCGGCGGCGGCAAGCCGGACGGATCGCCGCTGAACCCGTTCTATGTCGTCGGTTCGCCAGTGGGCGGCGGCAGCGGCGGTGGTGGCATAGGCAATGCGGTCAGCAGCATTTTCGGCAGTATCTTCGGCGGCGGCACATCGGCCGCCAGCACCGGTGCCGGGATAGGCAATGCCGCTGCAACGCTGGGCAGTTCCGGCGGCGGCGACATCTTCAGCACGATCTTGAGCTCGGTCCTGTCCTTCTTCGGCGGCGGTCTGGCAGGCGGCGGCCGCACAGATCCCGGCAAGTTCTATGTGGTCGGCGAAAACGGCCCGGAAATCTTCGGCCCTGGCGCTGATGGCCGGATCGTGCCGCTGTCGGCGCCGCGCATCGGCGGCGCAGTCGGCGCAGGCAGCAACGCGCAGCAGTCGACAGGCGGCGACACGCACAACTGGAATTTCGGTCCGAATTCGAACAAGCAGGACGTCCTGCTGGCGCGCGGTCAGATTGAAGCTGCGGTCACGCGCGCGGCCGCACGGGGGCGCCGCAACACATGACAGCGTTCGATGAAGTCCGCTTCCCGGTCGAAATCGCCATGGGATCATCTGGCGGCCCGCGTCGGCAGACGCAGATCGTGGTCAAGGGTTCAGGCTTCGAAAGCAGGAATGCGCGCTGGGTCAATTCGCGGCGCGAATACGACATCAGCTATGGCATCCGCAGCATGAACGATCTGCATGCCACGCTGGAATTCTTCGAAGCGCGCAACGCGCAGCTGATCGCCTTCCGGCTGAAGGATTGGGCCGACTTCCAATCGGTCGGTCCTAAAAGCCAGATTTCGCCGACAGATCAGAACATCGGCACTGGTGACGCCGTCACGACGACTTTCCAGCTTGTGAAGGTCTATGCGTCCGGGCCTTCCAGCTGGACGCGGACAATCAAAAAGCCTGTTGCCGGAACGACGGTGGTTGCGCTGAACGGCGTGAAGCAGAACACGGGCTGGTCAGTCGACACCACGACTGGCATCGTGACCTTCGTGGTCGCGCCGGGCGTCGGCGTTGCCGTGACTGTCGGCTATCAGTTCGACACGCCAGTGCGCTTCAACACCGACATGATTCAGGTGAACCTGTCGGAAGCGCAGGCCGGCCGCTTCCCCAGCATCCCGATGATTGAGGTGTTCCTGTGACGCGGGATCTGCAGGGCGACCTTCAGACATCGCTGGACAGTGGCTGCACGACGCTTTGCCTGGCGTGGCTGGTCACGCGCCAGGACGGAACGATCCTTGGCTTCACCGATCACGACGAAGACATCGTCATCGAAGGCCAGACCTACACGGCCATGACATCGTTCACGGCCACCGCAATCGAAGACCAACTGGGCCTTGCCGTTTCCAATCTGGAAGTTATGGGCGGCCTGTCGTCAGATGCGATCACCGACGACGATCTGGCCGCTGGTCGCTATGACAGCGCGGTCGTGACCATCTTCCTTGCGAACTGGGCCGACACCACGCAGTACGTCATCCTTGTGCGCGGCACGGTCGGACAGGTGCATTCCGGCAACATCGCTTTTCAGGCCGAACTGCGCAGCCTTGGCCAGCACTTCGCGCAATACATCGGGTCGATCTGCGGCCCTAAGTGCCGATCAAATCTTGGCGACACCGGCAAAGGGTTGGAAGGCGGCTGCAGATTTTCGATGCCGGCGCCTGTCGCTGGCGTGATTGCTTCCGTCACCGATCGCACGACGTTTTCGGTGACCGCCAGCGGAAGCTTTCCGGCTGGCACCAAGGGATCGCTGTCAGGCGGATATTTCGACTATGGATCTGTGAAGTTCACCAGCGGCGCGAACGATGGCGTTTCGCGCGAAATCCGGTCTTCTGACGACACTGTCGCCATCGTGACGCGAATGCCTTTCCCGCTGGACATTCAGGTCGGCGACACCGTCGAACTGCAGATCGGTTGCGACAGGACGCTTCCCGTGTGCGTCCAGAACTTCAACAATGCCGTGAACTACCGCGGCGAACCCTATGTGCCGGGACGCGACTTCGTCTTCCGCGTCAACGGCGAATAGATGCTGACAGAAGATCAGACCGCAGCGCTGTGCCGGGCCGCCCGCAGCTATCTGGGCGTTCCGTGGCGCGGCCAGGGCCGTGATCACAAGGGCATCGATTGCACCGGCCTGATCGAAATGTCCTTCGTCGATGCCGGCCTGCCTGTCGTTCCGAAGCGCGCCGATTATCGCGGCGTCGACTCCAAGCTACTGGTCGGCACCTTGCTGGCCTACTGCGACCGCATTCCTGCCGGCGAAGAACCGTTGCCGGGCGACGTCGTCGTCTATGGCGTTCCGTTCGACGCCCATTGCGCGCTGATTGTCGACGGTCGTCCGCTGAACGCGATCCATTCGCCGATGAACGGCCATGTGGTAGAAGCCAGATTCGATCCCAAGCGCGGGCATATCCGGGGCATCTACAGATGGCGCTAGTCCTGTTCACATTGCCGCTGCTGGGCGAAATCACGCTGGGCACGGCGCTGTCGGTCGGTGGCATGATCGCCGGCTTCCTGCTGCGGCCGCATTCGCAAGGGCCGACGTTCAAATCCATGGGGTCCGCGTGGGGCAACAGCTGGCCGATCGTTTACAATAACTTTCGGATCGCCGGCGATGTCCTGCAGGCCAGCCAAGTCCAGAAGCACAGCAACAAAGGCAAGAAGGGCGGCCCGACATATTCGCAGACGTTCGCGATGGGATTCTGCGAAGGCGAACGGCAGATCGGCAGGATCTGGGCGGATAACATCGTCATCTATGATCCGCGGCCGCTATCGAATCCGCCGCAATGGGAAAGCCAGCACCTGTATGGCGCCGGCGAAGTCATCCAGCCGACAGGCGGTGGCCACTGGCAGCTGACCGCGACGGTCGACGGCCAATCCGGCCTGACCGAACCGGTGTGGAATCTGGGAACGAACAAGTCGACGCGCGATGGCGAACAGGTCTGGATCGCTTCGAAATATGTTCCGCGCAAGAAGGTCGGAAATCAGTACAACTTCACCTTCCGCGTCTATACCGGAAGCGAAGACCAGCTTCCTGATGCTGCGCTGGAAGAAATTGTCGGCACTGGCTACCAGACCGCATATCGCGGGCTGGTGTATATCGTCTTCGAAAACTTCAATCTGTCGAAGTTCGGAAATCGCATCCCGAACATCGAAGCGGAAATCCTTAGCGCGATCGAACAGCCGATCCCTTTCCATCAAGATCCGGAAACCATCGTCTTCGGCAGGCTGTGGCCCGACACTGATGGACAGCATGCGTATCAGTGGATTAACGACAATTTCGACACCGCGCCGCCAGGATCGGAAACGCTGACGCTTGGCAAGGCCAGCCTGACATCGCCCCAGCTGGTGCAGACCGGTCCTGCGATCAACGCCTACCAGTACGGGATATTCGCAGGCGAACCGCCAGTCGGATCATGGACCGGCACCAAGCTTTGGTTTTTCGGCGCCGTGCCTGGCAGCGCGGTCTATCCCAGCCCCGCGACGACGAAGGCGCTGGTGTCCCTTAGCAAGTCCACCCTGGCGGTGGTCGACGTCCATCCGCTTGTCGCCACACTTACGACGCCGTCGACGCCGCCTGCGATCAACGGCGCGGGCACGATCGCGGCCAGCACGGTCTATTCCGGTTCAGGTCCGACACAGGTTCAGAAGGTTTACCTGATGAACCTGAACACCGGCCAGGATGCGCTGATCGATGTCGCTGCGCATGGCGGTCCGGCGAACCGCGGCGCCGGCCATCTGTTCTTCACGCCGACATTCGACAACACCGACCATCTTTGGTTCTACGACGATCAGGGCCGCTTCTGGGTGTTCACGATCAGCATTTCCGGCGGCACCCCGACGTTGACCGCCGGTGCCAGCTACACGGCGCGCACGAACGATGGCGCCAGCTTCGGATCGGTCGACTTCAATCCGGACACCGGGATCGCGACCGCCTGGTCGGTGCATAGCAGCGATGTCTGGGCGATCCCGATCGACACCGTCAGCAAGGCCATCGGCACGATTTACAATGTGCCAAATGCTGCGGCATCTGCAGATCAGTCCGGCAACGGCACGGCGGACCAGCGCGGATGGAACAACAAGCGGTACGCGGCTATCGGGCAGCTTGAAGGAAGCGCGATCGGCATCGTCGGCCGCTATGACCGCAACACCGGTGTGTCCGTCTATTACGATTTTCTGGCCACCTGGAAGATCGTCGATCCCGGTTATTCGCTGGGAACGCCGACAGTGTCGTCAGACGGCACGTCCATCGTCGCGATAAATTTCACGTCCAGTTCAGACCCGGCCTATCAGTACTCTTTCGTCTATTTTCCGCTGGACCCGACGTTCATGTCGTTGTCCGACATCTGCGCCGATGTGTCGTCCCGCATCGGGTTGGGCGTTGATGATCACGATTATTCGCTGCTGGCGACAACGGTCCCGCGCGGTTGTGCGCTTCTGCAGCGCGACACCGCCAGGGCATTTCTGGAATCCCTGCAGCCGGCGTTCCTGTTCGATCTGACCGACATCGGCGACAAGGTGATCGGCCTTCTGCGCCTGAACACATCGCTGGCGGTCACCATCCCGCAGGATGATCTTGCGGCCAGCGTGTCGGTCGAAAATATCGCCGATGTTCTGCAGATCACGCGCAATGATGATCTGGAAATCCCGCAGGATCTGACCGTTTCATATTACGACTACGACCACGACTATCAGCAAGGATCGCAGCAGGCCCGCCGCAGCGCCATCACGCAGTATTCGTCCGGGCGCAACACCCTGACGGTCCCGGTGGTGATGACGCCGGCGGAAGCGGCGAATGCCGCCGAACGCGGTCTTTACCTGACATGGATCGAACGGAACACGGTCAAGTTCAGCACATCGGTCGACTACATCGCATATACGCCGGGCGACAATATCGCCGCGGAAAACAACGGCCAGGACATGACGATCCGGCTGACCAAGGCGACCCTGCAGCCGACGCAGTTGCTGGAATTCGAAGGCGTCAGCGAAGATCAGGGCATCTATTCGATCACGGTCACCGCGCCGCTGGCCGATATGACATCCGACAGTCCGTTCGTGCCCGGCACCATCAATCCGATCGTGACGCCGATCCTGGCCGTGATGGACACCGCGCTTCTGCGCGTCGGCGACAGCGAACCGGGCGTTTATCTGGCCGGATGCGCCAGCGAAACAGACGGCGGCTGGGATGGCGAAAGCGTCCAGGAGTCGCCGGATAATTCGACTTTCGAAGAAGTGCAGACGCTGACCGTGCAGGCGGCGATCGGCACGACGGTCGGGACGCTGGGCAACTGCGTCCGCTGGACCGTCTTCGACGATCTGAACACGATCGATGTCGATCTGATCAACGGCACGCTTGGCAATGCTTCGCGCGACGATCTGATCGCCAACATGACGAACATCGCGTGGCTGTCGAACGGCGAAATCATCCAGTTCGCCAACGCCGAATTTCTGTCCGACATTCGCTGGCGCCTGTCCGGGCTTCTGCGCGGCCGCTTCGGCACCGAAGCCTTCATCGGCACCCATGGCCCCGATGAAACCTTCGTGCTGCTGGTCGAGTCGACGATGCAGACGGTGTCCTATTCCCCGTCCGAAATCACCGCGACCCGCTACTGGAAGGGCGTGAACGATGCCGCCACCGGACCGGAAACGCCGGTGCAGACGCTGGTGATGACGACGCGCCGGCTGATGCCCTATGCGCCGTATTTCATCAAAGGCAGCCGCGACAATCCGGGGAACCTGACGATCACCGGACTGCGCCGCATGCGCTGGCGCGGCCAACCGCTGTGGAAGCCGCAGGAAACAGATCCGCCGGCGACGATGCAGATCGACATCATGAACGGCGTGACCGTGGTTCGGACGCTGTCTGCGACGTTCTCGGCCAACGGGTCCGGCATCATCGATGCGACCACCTTCGAAGCCTATTATGCTGCCGCAGATCAGGTTCTGGACTTCGGCAGCGCGCAGGGCTTTATCAGTACGGTTTCCTATGAGATAAACGCCACGGTCGGTCGCGGCTATGGTGCGGCCAAGGGGCTATAGATGGTCAACACGCCGAACCTCGACATCGAACATCTGCAGCCGAATTCCGATCAGCCGGAAGTCGTGGTGAACACCGCGCTGGACGCGATCGATGCGAAGATCACCGGCACGGTGCCGATCAGCATCGGCGCCACGAACGTCGCCACGCTGACGCAGGACGAACAGGCCGCCGGCATCATCTTCGTGCTGACGAATGCCAGCCCCGGCCCGATAGGCGCGATCACGGTCAACTTCGCGCCGTTCGGCATGGGCCTGTTCAGCGTCTTTAACGACACCGCCTTCACAGCCACGCTTCGGATATCGGGGCAGTCAATCACGCCGCCGACGTTGCTGACGAACACGCGCGGCATCTTCCAGTGCGACGGCGACGACGTCGTGAAACTCGTTTAGGAGAAAACCATGGACGCATCTTCGGAAAGCCGACTTGTGAATGTTCAGCCTGCGCTGGTGCGCGTCGTCCATCGCGCCGACACGGCATGCCCCGGTCTGTTCATCGTCAGCGAAGGCGTCCGATCAGACACCGATCAGTTGCGCGATTGGATGCGCCATGCATCGAAGCTGAACGGCATCCCGGTCGGACAGGTCGTGAACGGCGTCCATGGCACTGGCCGCGGCAATCACCAGCTGAACCTTGTCGACAAGCTTGGCCATGCGGTGGATCTGGCGCCGATGATCGGCGGCCTTGTCTGGGGTGGTCCGTCCGCGACGTCCGCACAGCAATGGATCGGCTGCTGCGCAGTCGCCGATGCGATGCGGGACGCGGCGATCGCTGAAGCCATCCGGATTCGCTGGGGCGGTGATTGGGATGCTGCGCTGAACGACCTTCCTGACGGCGCTACGGCGCTGATGATCGACCACAATTCGTACATGTCGAAGTTCAGGGCAGCGAATGGTCGCTGGCCACTTGCGGACGGTCCGCACTTCGAACTGAAGTAGGAGTCGCCATGCATCTGGACCCGCAAATCGCCAACGCCCTGGCCGAAGTCGTCGCCGCGCTGATCACGGCATTCGGCGGCTGGGTGGTGTTCTATGTCGAACGCCGCTTTCATCTGGACCGCAATGCGAAGGCCGAAGCGATCTTCGAAAAGGTCGCGGCGAACGGAATCGCGCTGGCATCAGCCAAGATCGGACAGAAGATCGCCGGCGGCGCCGTCGTGAACGACAAGGTCGGGGAAATCGCAACGGAAGCGCTGACCTACATCACGCCGAAGGTGCAGGACGAAATCATCCAGTTGGGTATCAGTCCGGCAAGCCTTCCGGATCGGGTGGCCGCGCGCGTGGCGGTCGCGGCCGGGGCAACGCCCGCCAACGTCTAGCCCTTGCGGGTTTGCGCGAACGGGAGCAGTTTCCGGCTGGAAAACTGCATGGAGCATTTCGATGAAGAATTTCAGCATGCGATTGGCTGCTGTTGCCGTCCTGGCGATCTATCTGGGCGGCTGCACGACACTGGCATCCTTCGTCGCCAGCACGGCGACGAATCTGTCCAGCGGGACGCCAGAACAGGTCACGACCCTGGGCGATGCGGATCTGGCGGCCGATGCCGTCGTGCATCTGACCACAGCTACCGTCGACACAAACAAACTGAACGCTGGCCAGTTGATGGAATTGCAGCAGCTGC